CCCACGACCACCGGCACGACACCGAAGACCCACACGTTCCAGTCGGGGAACTGGTCGCTTCCAAGCATGGCGATCGAGACGGGCATGCCCGAAGTGCCGCGCTATGCGATGTACACGGGCTGCGTTTGCGATCAGCTAAGCTGGCAAATGTCACGGTCAGGTCTTCTAACCGCAACCGCGCGGCTCATCGCGCAAGGGGAAAGTGCCTCAGCCGCCACGGCTGCAGGTACGACCACCGCGCTTGGCTTGCAGCGCTTCGGGCACTTCAACGGATCCATTACCCGCAATGGGACGCCGCTCGGCAATGTCATCTCAGCGGAGGTCACCTATTCCAATGGTCTTGACCGGATCGAGACAATTCGCGCGGACGGCAAGATCGAGGGTGCCGATCCCGGAATGGCGTCCCTAACCGGGCGGATGGAGGTGCGATTTGCCGACACGGCCCTCATCACCCAAGCCCTGGATGGCACACCTTGTGAGTTGGTCTTCGCCTGGAGCCTTGGGGCAAGTGCCAGCTTCACCTTCACGGCCCATGCCGTCTACCTGCCGCGCCCCCGGATCGAAATCCCGGGGCCACAGGGCATTCAGGCGACCTTCGAATGGCAGGCCGCCAAGGCTGCGAGCCCCACCCGGATGTGTACGGCCGTCCTCGTCAACACTGTCGACTCCTACTGAGAGAACCCAACATGCTAACCCTCGATCTCACCAACGCACCTATTTGGTGCGACCTTGTCCCCGGCGTGCGCGTAAAACTCCGCCCGCTCACCACGGCGCTGATGGTGGCTGCACGCAGCGATCCAGCGATTGCCGACCTGCCGAAAGAGGCGAGGACGGAGGAGGCCGCACTGGCGATGGCCAAGGCGCTCGCGCGCTCTGCCATTCTTGAATGGGAAGGGATTGGGGACGCGGGGGGAGAGCCATTGCCGATAAGCCCTGATGCGATCGACGCGCTTTTGGACATCTGGCCGATCTTCGAGGCCTTCCAAAGCCTTTATGTCGCGAAAGGCTTGCTGCTGGACGCGGAAAAAAACGCCTCATCGCCCGTGCCGAGTGGGAGTTCGGCGGGGGCGACGGCTACTGCGCTGCCTGCGGATCCGTCTGCCCTGACTGCCCTACACGACTGAACCAGCCAATAACTTTCGAGGGTTGGCTGGTCTGGGACCTGGTCGGCCGCCTTGGGGGTCAGTTGCGCATCGTCCCCGGCGCTGTGATCGGCTGGGACATGAACGCGGCCTTTGCGCTTGGTGCGTCCCTCGGCATTCCGGCCCCAGCGATCGCTGAACTTTTACCTGCCATCGAGGCGGTGATGGTGCGTAAGGTAAATGACCGGCTCGGCTCAGGCGGCCTTTAGAGGTGTGATGTGTGAGACGTCGATTGTCTCTCGGGCACGCGCCAAATCCCAAGCGCGCTGGAGGTTCATCCAATACTCTGGCGTGGTTGAGAAAAACTGAGCAAGCCGCATCGCAGTATCAATCGTGATGGCGGTCTGGCCTTTAACAAGGCGCTCGATACGGGTTCTCGGCACTTCGAGCCTGCCGGCGAGCGAAATCGGGCTCATGTCGAGTGGCATGAGATAAAGCTCCGCCAGGACTTCGCCCGGGTGGGATGGATTGGTTACGAGGCTCATGTTTAGCCCTCCTAGTGATAGTCCAGAATCTCGACCTCGGCAGGTCCCTGATCGGTCCAGATGAAACAAATGCGCCATTGGCCGTTGATGCGCACCGAATGTTGTCCTGCACGGTCACCGCTCAAAGCTTCCAAATGGTTGCCGGGCGGGAACCGCAAGTCTTCGAGAACGACGGCCGCATCCAAGGCTGAAAGCATGGCGCGCGTTCTCTTAACCAAGTCAGCAGGAAAGCCTTTGCCGAAGCGACCTTGAACCGCTCCAGCGGCAAGCTTTCCACGTGTGCTGAAGATCATAATGGCATGTATCATCATGTGATACATATTGCAAGGGCAATACCGTGGCCGAAAAACGCATCTCTGTCCGGCTTGCCGCGGTGGGTGGCCGTCAAGTTCGTGCTGAGCTGGAAGGTGTGGGCCAGGCCGGATCCAAAGGCTTTGGACGTCTCTCACGCGAGATGGAGCTGGCCAACGCCCGTCTTGCGGGTTTTGCGCGCAAAGCCGGAATTGCCCTTGGAGCTGCGGCCGCGGCAGCGACAGCGTCGCTGGGCGTTATTGTGCGATCCACGGCACAGAGTGCTGCCGAGATCACCCAGTTTGCCCAGATCGCCAATGCCGCGCCGGAGGCTTTCCAGCGCTGGACGGCCGCATCGGTGACGGTCGGGATCGAACAAGAGAAACTCGCCGATATTCTGAAGGACGTGAACGACCGGGTGGGGGACTTCCTGCAGACGGGCGGCGGCCCGATGGCGGACTTTTTTGAGAAGATCGCGCCGAAGGTGGGGGTGACGGCTGAAGAGTTTGCACGGCTCTCGGGACCTGAGGCGCTGCAGCTTTATGTCTCAAGCTTGGAAAAGGCGGGCGTCAACAGCCAAGAGATGACCTTCTATCTCGAGGCGATGGCCTCGGATGCCACGCGGCTCATTCCCTTGCTGCAAGACGGTGGCGCGGAGATGGCGCGGTTGGGCGAGCGGGCGGCGGGGCTTGGGGTGGTGCTTGACCAAAGGGCGCTCAGCGCCTTGCGACGGGCAGAGTTGGCCCTGATCGGTGTGGGTCAGGTCTTTGAGGGCATGCGCAATCAGATCGGCGCGGCTTTGGCGCCTGCGGTGGCGGCTCTCGCCGAGGGGTTTGTGCGGCTGGCGGAGGTTGGTGGGCCTATCAATCGGGCCTTCACCGCCGTAATCGACAATCTCGGCCGGCTGACAACCTATGCCGCAACTTTTGCGACGGTCATGGTGGGGCGCTGGGTGGTGGGATTGGCTGCTGCGGCCCTCTCCGTGAAGGGCCTCGCCACGGCGCTGGTCTTTCTGCGCGGCGCTTTGATACGCACTGGGATCGGCGCGCTCATCGTGGGCGCGGGCGAGCTTGTTTACCAGTTCACGCAACTGGTGAGCAAAGTCGGCGGGGTTGGTGCAGCCTTCGGCCTCTTGCGCGATATCGCTGCAGAGGCCTGGGACCGCCTTGCGCTGGCGGCTACGGCCGCATGGTCGCGGGTTGAAGCGGGCTGGGCCGGCGCACAGGCAGGGATTTACGGTGGGCTGCAATCGGCGCTGTCGGCTGTCGTGGGCTGGGGCAATTCTGCTGTCGGGACGTTCCAAGGCGCCTTCGATGGGGTGAAGGCGATCTGGGGCGCGCTGCCACAGGCGATTGGGGATTTTGCCTATCAGGCGGCGAATGGGCTCATCGGTGGCGTCGAGTCGATGCTGAATGGGGTGGTCACGCGCATCAATGGCTTCATTGAAGGGCTTAACGCGGCGCTGGCCCTGTTGCCAGACTGGGCGACCGGTGAAGGTGGTCTGAAGATTGGTACCTTGGAGGCGGTCGATCTCGGGGGAATTGCCAATCCCTTCGAGGGCGCAGCCTCGGCGGCAGGCACAGCGGCGGCTGACGCCTTCCGTGCGGCCATGGGCACGACCTACATTGAGACCCCTGATCTCTTCGGCGGCATGGCCGAGGCGGCCCGTGGCCGCGCGGCACGGTTTGGCGAGGCATCTGGCATGCTGTCAGAGGCTGCCTCCCGCCAGATGACAGCTTGGGAAGCCCTCAAGGCGGCAATCACCGGCGCAGGCACCGAAGGCGAAGACGCGCTGAACGGCGCGGTCGCGGCGGCTGGTGCGCTCTCAGACGGGTTTGAAGATGCTGGCCGATCATTAGGAGTGGCCGGTGGCGCGGCAAAAGCCGCGGCCGAAGAGGCTACAACCGGCTGGGCGCAAGTCACGCAATCCCTGGCTGATTATGCCAAGGGCGCGATGGACTGGGGCAAGGGTCTCGGCGAGACGCTCACCTCTGCCTTCTCCTCGGCGGAAAGCGCCTTCCGACAATTTGTCACCACCGGCAAGTTTGACTTCAAATCGCTGGTCTCCTCGATCTTGGCGGACCTTGCCACACTTGCCTTCAAGAACGCGGTCTTGGGCCCCTTGGCCTCAGCGCTTTCGGGCGTCTTTGGCGGTGGGGTCTTCGGAGGTGGGGCAGCGGCTGCCGCAAACCCGATGGTGAATGCGAGCATCTGGCATGCGGGCGGCATCGTCGGTGCGGGCGCACCGATGCGAGCTGTTCCAGTCTCGGCCTTTGCAGATGCCCCCCGGCTGCATTCTGGCGGCTGGGCGGGACTTAGACCTGATGAGGTGCCGGCCATCTTGCAGCGTGGAGAACGGGTGCTTAATCGGCGCGAGGCTACTGGTTACGGCCGGGGCGCCAGCGCTGGCACCGGCGTGCACGTGAACATCGACGCACGCGGCGCGCGCGTGGCCGAGCAGATCGATGCGCGACTGCGGGCAGCCATCCCAGAAATCGCCCGCATCGCGAAGGAAAGCGTGGCCGATGGGCGGCGCCGGGGTCAGGTGATCTGAGATGGCTATTCCTGTCTTGTCTCTGACGCTGGTGTCCTCACTTGAGCGGCGGCTGGTTACGTCGGTCGCCGAGGCGCGCTCGCCTTTTACTGGCACCTCCCAGATCCAGGACTGGGGTGCCTCCTGGTGGGAGTACCAGATTGAAATGGCGGTGACCCAAGGGGCCAAGGCGCGTCGGCTTTCGGCCTTCTTTACCGCCCTTGGCGGATTGCGGGGCCGGTTCCTCTTCTCCGATCCCTCGATCGAGGTGCCGGTGGCGGTGGGCAATCCCTATGTCACCGAGGCGCAAGTCGCAGGCGCCTCCACCCTGAAAACTGCTGGATGGGGAGTTGGCCTCAGGGCTGGTGACTTCTTTCAACTCGGATCTGATGCCACCACCCGGCTTTACCAGGTAACCGCGGATATCGTGCCCCTCGGGAGCGAGGCGGTGATCAACTTTGTGCCGCCGCTCAGAGCCTCAGTCCCGGCCGGTGCGCTTCTTGGTCTCAGCGCCCCGTCGGTGCTCTTGAGGCTCACCGCACCTGTGCCCACAGTGATTGGCCGCGCGGATCAGCACCGCTTCACCCTCTCCGCGCGCGAAGCGCTCTGACCAAAGCCATGTGAAAGCGAGCTCCTATGTCGCGTAACATCACACCCGCCTTCGCCACGGCACTGGCGGATCAGTCGCTGCGGCCAGTCATCTTCTTTGAAGGCCAGTTTGCCACGGGCTGGGTGCGGATCTGGTCGGGCCTTGGGTCTGTCACTTGGAACGGACGAACTTGGTCTGGCGCAGGCTCGTTGCTTGGCCTCGGGGGCATCGATGAGACCGGCGAGGTCGTAGCTGGTGGAACGGCCGTGTCGCTTTCTGGCGTGCCGCTGGATCTCGTGCAGATTGCAATAGACGAAGCGCGTCAGGGCCTGCCGGGTCGGATCTGGCTGGGGCTTCTGGCCGAGAATGGCAGCATCATCGCTGATCCCGTTCAGGCCTTCTCTGGTCGCCTTGATGTCCCAGAAATCAAGGATGACGCGGACACCTGCACGATTACGATCAGCTATGAAAGCCGGCTCATTGATCTCACCGTGGCGCGGACCTGGCGCTACACCCACGAAAGTCAGCAGGTGCTGCATCCAGGCGATCTCGGGTTTGAATATGTGACCGCGATCCAGGACAGAGAAATCACCTGGGGGCGGGGATAGACATGCCACGCGTTGAACACTGGGAACGCCTGCTTGCATCGGTGATCGACACCGCCCGCGAGCGACCCTTCATCTGGGGCCTCCATGACTGCCCGACCTTTGCCTTCGAGACACGGATGATCCTGACCGGCGGCGAGGATATCGCGGGCCTCTGGCGCGGGCGCTACACAACGCATCTCGGGGGCCTGCGTGTGATGCGCCGCCTTGGCTGGGCCTCAGTGGAAGATATGGGGCGTGCGCTCTTGGGAGAACCGCGCGCAACCCCGCTTTTGGCGCAGCGCGGGGACATTGTGCTAACGGACACAGGGCTTGGCTTTGGCGTGGTGATCGGCGCCACCGCTGTGGGTCTCGCACCCGTGGGTCTCACCTTCGCGTCGCTCACCTCTTGTCGACTTGCCTGGCCCATCTGAACGCGACCCATTTAGACGAGACACTCCCCATGCCCTTCATTGTGACAGCCGTCACCGCGGTCGCGGGGGCGATTGGCGGCGTTTTGGCCGCCGGTGGCATTGGGGCAGCCCTCATTCGGATAGGGGGTACGCTGCTTCTGTCCTATGCGGCCCAAGCCTTGATGCCAAAGCCACAGATGACGCTGCAGGCGCGGACGGTCACGGTGCGCGAGCCTGTGATGCCGCGCGATCTTGTTTACGGGCGCACCCGCAAAGGCGGGGTCATCGTCTTTCTGCATTCCTCCG